AAGTACTTAGTAGTACCAACTTTACCTTCGTAACCGAGAGTTCCCTCGAATTCAGTTGAAGAGTAGTCAGAACCTGTGAACTTAGTTTTTGTGTCGATACCGACGTAAGGACCTGCTAATACAGGTGCTGAAAATGCAGAGACTGCTGCTACTGCTAAGAGTGATTTAATCATTTTTGTTTTTAGTTTCTCGCAAGGCATAAAAAAACCTGCGGATGGTAGACTCCCCGACATGGGTGTCTTTTTATCTACGCAGGGTTACGATCTTTCGAGTCCTTTGTAATAGTATATAGTATATCTTAATACATTCTTAATGTCAAGGGTGTGCGTTACACAACACAATCTGGCACACGATATGTACCTCCCCAACCTATGTCAATAGGCTCTCTGAGTATGAATAAATCAAACAGATCTTGACAGATGTGAGTATGTGACTTAGTTTCTCCTGTATAATCCTCTACCTTATCCTTGGTCATCATACCGAAGTACTTCTGTCTAGGATACTCTATCTCTTTTGACCTGATCAATCCCTTTGGTTCTCTCTTTGTCCAGACATTCACATATATCTTTGTGTCATCCATGCCTACCATATCTCCGTACGCATATTCACCTGACCATATAGTTACCTTCCCTTCATTACCATAGCTGTAGATACATTCCTTTGGTTTGATGTCACCATACTTCATGTCAGTGATACAAGTAGCGTGTTGATCCATGGTCAGATTGATACAACCTATCCACTTAGGGTGTTCTATCTGTGGGTCATGTTCATCCTTGTCGAAGTGAAACCCGAATGGATTGTTCTCTTCTGATTGATGTACCCAGTATTCTATACCAACATAGTCTCCTGTAAGAAACTGTTTGTACCATTGCTGTAAGTATTCCTCTACCATATTATGTGGTGGAGTATCCTTTCCAATCCAATAGTTCCTCTTGCCTATCTGATTACATGTGTGTAAGAGAGTGGCATTAGTATGAGGTGAGTGGCATTCCTGATAAGATCTAATCAACATCCCTCACTGTGCCAGTAGGTTCTGCCTTCTCCATGGTCTGATACTGAACAGCAGTTATGTCCCATGCCATGTCCTTAACTCTCCTCTCTGCTGCCTTAGCATCAGTGGCATCTACTCTGACCCATGTCTTGTAGGTACAGGTAGTCTCTACATCGTACTGTTTCATTGTCCTTTGATTAGAAAATGTTTCTTGATCACTGTGACCTGATCCTCATACTTAGCAATCATGTTTAGTTCTTCTTCGATTGCTTCCATGACATTAGAGTGCTCACCAATACCAACAGGGTTGGTAAGGTATACTTCTACGTTCATCTTGTGCTTCTGAATATCTCCTTGAGCATGAGCAAGGAGAGCACTGATCATTTTGTCTCTCATTTTTTAATGTCTATAAAGATTAGTTCGAGGTCACCGTCTGATGTATTGTATGCTTCATGTGTTACGTCTTGTACATCCCACACTCCATACTCACCTGACCTCCATGGTTTCTTCTCTCCATCCCATATCATGTAGCAAGAGTTGTCACATGGTACGACGAGAGGTATGTGTATCCTTCTATATCTATCAGGGTAGACAGGAGGATCACGATGCTTAGGTAACTCAGTTCCTGCGTAGAACATAGCACCTGTAGCAAATAATACCTCATCCTTAGATAGGATGTCAACCACTCGCTTATCATCTATTAATGATTCACGAACACCACTGAACCCTTTACCTGTACCCTTCAACCAACACATACCTATGGGTTGGTTCGAGTATCCCTCAGCAGTAGGTGCTTTGCGATAGGGTAGTTCAGTTGTCATACCCCACTCGTATATTATATCTAACTCCTCAGTTGTCAGCATCTGGTCTGAAGTAATCTTTCCTCATGTATCTACCTAGTATATTACTATTATAATATTTTGGCAAGCCATCTACATGTTCTGTGAGCACGTTGTTGAGGAAGAGTTGTCTGGTTTCTTCGTAGTTGGTTTGTCCAAGGGTACTGTGGACTGAGATGATTTCTCTTCTGAAATTCTCTCTGCCCAGTTCTTTAATGTCTCGTTTAAGCTCTTCAGAGCTTCCAAAGTATCGCTTCCAGTCTGATTCAGAAGTAACTCTACGCTTTCCGCCTTTGGGTTTTCTTTTTTGCCAGAAATATTTACGTCCGATGTACTGCTTGCCCGTGCTGATATTTGTAATGCGGTAGACGAAACCGAAGAGATCGCCAATATCGTCAGTAGTGAAAGGTTTACCTTTATATAACCAGGGATTTTCATAGTCACTCGTCTTCATTATAGTAACCATCTTCATCACGATACTTATCTACGTCTGAATATACCTCCAGCTTAAGTTCTGCCATTACTTCTTCAAGTTGTTCAAGCAGTTGCTTGAGTTTGCGTGTCTGCATTAAAAAATTCCCCGACTACTGTATGTAGCGGGGAACACATTTAAGCATCCCTATAAAGGAATAAAGTCTCAGCATAGATTAGTGTTAGGAAAACTGCTGAAGCAGCAGTGATCCAAAGTACTTCCATGTTACGCTGATGCGAGATCTTTGTTTAGTTTTACACCACGGTAAACTAATTCGACCTTGTTTGATTGCTGTGACTTTTTCTTGTTGGTGTCATACTTAACACCACGATAAGTGACTTGTGCCATGAGGTTTCTCCTGTTGGAATTGGGTTGATTAGACCGTTCCTTCAGTCAACTTGTGCGTCTCCCGTAGGAGATGAACGAACCCGTTCCGAGTCGGCTTACTTGCGTCCTAAGATAAAAGCATCGCACCTACCTTCGACTTTCGTACGGAGGTAATCTATGAGGTACTCGTGAGCATCAGAGTTAAGATTCTCATCGCTGAGTATCTCTATTCTGTTACGGTTCCACTCCGCACACGACATGTTCCAATGGGAAGCGTTGTGTTCAGAGAGAAGTGTTGCGAGTAGTGCTACTTCAATCATGTTGGATGAACGTAAACGTATGTTAGCATACGCACACCTATTTAGTCAAGATTTTATGTTCATTAGTAACATATGTACCCTACTACATCGTTCGGTAACCCCTCCAAAGGTATCAAACGCCTGTCTATATCTGCCTTTAAGTTGTGTGCTATCTTACCTTTCTTCCACTTGGTATACGCTTCCTTCTGACACCAGAGGTTATAAAATATCTCCTTGTCATCTGTAGCCTCACGGAAGTATCTCCGAGAGATCGCTTCATACCTACGAGGTTTCATCGTCTCTATGTCCACACCTATACGTCTAGTACTACATGCTACGACACCATGCTCACCTGTGTCTGACTTAGACCAGTGTATCTCTACTGGTTTCTTACAGTTCAAAGTGTATGCTCCTAGGTAATGTCGTAGTGCTTTCTTTACTACACCAGTCTCATAGACAGTACATATCCTATCCGAATATATTATAGGAACGTAGATCCCTGTATCATATATCATAGCCACTCTACCCATCCTGTACAGATATATTTCTCATGCTCCTTAGAGATCTCTCCAACATGCTTATGAGTAAAGGTAGCAGGGAAGATGACTGTCTTACCTTTCTCTGCGTGGATAGTGAACCCATCGTTGTTGACCATGATAGTACCACCATCAGGTACATCATTCAGATAAGTTATGTACACCATGACACGACTCTTGACTGCTGACTCAGCATCTATGTGTGGGAAGTAGTATCCCTCACCAGGTTGATAGTATTGTATCTGTGGTAGGACTTTGATTCCTATAGGTGGTGGTAACTTGAAGTGCTCCCAGTAATCTGAGTAGCAGTCAGTTACGAAGTCCATGTAGTCACGTAGACCCCAGACATCATCACCCATCTCTCCATTCCAGATGTCCTCGAAGGGCATCTCTGTACTCTTCTTCTTCTTTGGTTCTGGTCTACCCTCTGGGCATTCTATACTACCTACCCTACCATCCTTAGTAAAACCAAGTCGGTCTGCGTCTTTATAAAATTGTATTAACTTATCACATTGTTCTGGGTCACCCCAGTACTCCCTAATATATTGATCAACCATGCCTATTAAAGAACTCCTTCAGTGTGGTCTGATGACCTGACTCTTGACTAGGTGGCTCCTTTATCCCCTTCATCTTCTTGTAGTCGTTGTGCATCGCTTGGAGTAACCATGCCTGTGCTAATTGTTGGGGTCCCTCTTTCAACAACTGGATTTGAAATTTCGATAGACCAGCCTTCATCTCCAAATACTCCTTTCTCCACAACGTGTGGGGTTGTTGGTTCGTCATGTTCTTCCCAATGTTTCTTGAGTGCCTCTGCCTGACGGTCTACGTCACGCATGTTATTATATATTTTAACATCAATCCAGAAATTTTTCAACCACTCGATAGCACCGAGCAATAAAAAAGAGACGGGGAAGCGTTGCTTCTTCGCCCATCTCTGTGCTTTCATGTACCATGTGATCTTGCCTGAGCCTATTAGTAGTGTCTTCTCAAACTTGATCTTAGGCATTAGAGTTTAAATCCTGCGAACGTATTCTTCTTAACGTCTTGCTTGATACCACCTACGACATACGATTCTATCTCTGTCTCTTGTGGAGCATTCTGTTGTCCCTTACTATTTAACCAGTGTTCTGTCCATGGTAAAGGATTGTTTCTCATAGGTACATCGTACAGTGGATCAAATCCTAGTGCTCTCAGTCTCCTGTTAGCAATGAACTCTACGTATCTCTGAAGTAGTTTAGCATTGAGTCCGATCATACTACCATCTTTGAATAGATAATCTGCCCAGTCCTTCTCTTCATCGACACACTTCTTGAACATGTCTATGGTATTCTCCCTTTCCTCCTCTGCGATAGTAACCATTGCGGGGTCGTCTCCTTCTTGCCACTTTTTAAGGATCTGTTGAGTAAGTACAAGATGCTGGCTTTCATCTCTGGAGATGAGAGAGATAATTTTAGCTGATCCCTCCATAAGTTTGAGTTCACCAAACGCAAACGAGCAAGCGAAGGAAACATAGAACCTAATCCCCTCAAGAATGTTAACGTTGACGATGGCACGGTAGAGTAATCTTTTGAGTTCTTTGAGTTCATAGGAGGAGGTGTAGGTTTCTTTGTGACCTTCTTTGTATAGATTACTGGTACCCCAGTTCTGAGCAGCGTTGATCAGATTATTATATGCTTTAGTTACTGACTCGGCACGTGCTATTATCTTAGCATCGTCAAGTATTTTGTCAAATACTTCTGATGGTTGTGAGTAGACGTTCTTTATAATGTATGTATAAGAACGACTATGAATCATCTCCATAAATTCCCACGCTAACATAGCAGACTCTAGCTCTGGCAAGGAACAGTATGGAATGAATGCCATACCAGGTCCTCTACCTTGTACTGAGTCTAGTAGTATCTGATACTTCAGATTGCTAGTAAATATATGCTTTTGCTGATCAGATAGTGTTTGAAAATCTGATCTGTCTTTCTGTAGTGAGACCTCCTCTGGTCTCCAGAAATATCCTAACTGCTGTTGAGTTAGTTTATCAAATACAGGGTACTTGTACTTGTCGTATCGTTGTACTCCTAATGGTTTACCAAAGAACATGTACTGTCTATTGGTGTCAACGTCCTCAGTATTGAAGACAGTCATTCCATCGGGGATTGGCATTTCGTTATTAGATTGAACAGGATTCGCACTCGCTTTCATTCGACTCCATGATATCGGTTAATAAACTATTGAGGTTGGTGTGTGCTACCTCCGCAATAGGTTCCTCTGTGTCCTTCTTAGCATCATACGTGTTCTGATAGTATGATGTCTTCCACCCATACTTGTAGGTGGTCAACCAATCCTGTGCCATGACAGAGGTCGGCACTTCATTGTCTGGATAATTTTCTGGGTTATAACTCCAGTTGCCTGAGATGCCTTGGTCAAAGAACTTCTGCATGACAGCAGTGACTTTGATGTACCCTTCATTACTTGGCATATCCCATAGCAAAGTATAATTGCTTTTCAGATACGGAAAACCTGGAACAACTTGCTTAAGAGGTCCTTTCTTTGACTTCTTAATGGACACAAAGTCTCTTGGTGGTTCGATTCCGTTGGTTGCGTTTGACACAATGGAACTACTCTCCGATGGCATCTGTGCTGACAGTGTTGAGTGTCTAAGACCATGGGTCTTGATGTCATTGCGTAAAGTATCCCAATCATAGTTCAGTACGTTAGGTGTAATGTCATCTACGTCCTTCTTGTACGTGTCAATCGGAAGTATCCCGTCTGAATATTTAGTATGATCGAAGTATTCACATGCCCCCTTCTCTTTTGCTATCTCATTAGATGTCTTGAGAAGATAGTATTGGAAAGCTTCTGTTAACTCATGTACTAATTTCCATGCTTGTGGGTCATCATACTTGACCTTGTTCTTAGCAAGATAGTGTGCTAGACCTATGTAACCTACACCCAGTGACCTACGTGCCAGTGTGCTGCGTTCAGCAGCAGCTACAGGGTAGTCCTGATAGTCTATCAGTTCTTCTAGTCCTCTAACAGACAGGTCACATAGTTCTTCTAGTTCATCTAGTCTGTTGATCTTACCTACGTTGAGAGCAGACAGTATACACAATGCTATCTCTCCACCTGCGTCATCTATATGATCAATAGGATCTGTAGGTAATGTGATCTCCTGACATAGGTTAGACATACTTACCTTGTCTTTGAATGAACTGTGACTATTACAATGGTCTATGTTCATCAGGTAGATACGTCCTGTCTCTCCTCTCTCCTTGAGTAGATCAAGGATAAGTTCTTGAGCATCTATCTGTGTCTTAGGTATGCTTGGATCGTTTTCATATCTCTCATACAACTCGTCAAAGTATTCTGTACCAAAGGCATCATATAAACCTGGTACACTGTGAGGTGAGAACAATGTGATAGTACCTGCCTCAATGAATCTCTTATAGAATATTTCACTGAGTTGTATACTGTAGTCTAACTTTCTTACTCTGTTGTCTTGCGTCCCTTTGTTGTTCTTGAGAACAATGATGTCTTCAATTTCTTGATGCCAGATCGGAAAGTGTACAGTGGCTGACCCTCCTCTGATACCGTTTTGCGTACAGCATCTAACAGTTGCCTCGAACTTTTTAAGGAAGGGGACAACACCTGTGTGTTGTACTTCGCCACCCCTGATTTTACTGTTGATGCCACGGATTCTGCCCGCGTTAATCCCAATACCAGCCCTCTGTGCGACATATTTGCCAATAGCCATATCACTGCTAAAGATACTATCGAGGGTGTCATCAATATC